AAGTAAACACACACACACACTACGATGACAATGGTACTACGTAACAACAACAATGCACTTGCAATATCAAAGAAACAGATCGCTGGCATGGTGGCCTCTGCTGCTGCCGTAGCCGTTAAGAACTATGTGGCTAACAACACCACGACTCTAATCGAATCTGCTGCATCTCTGGGTAAGAAAGCGTATAGCGCTGTTCGGAACAGAAATAAGAAAAGCCAGGCTATCAAACATATTGGAGGCATGGGGGGGGCAATAATGGCCCCAGTCGCAATTTCCCGACAACTGAGGGGTGGGAGGCCCAAATTCAGTGGGAAGGCGGCTGGGAGTATCACTGTAACACACCGAGAGTATCTCACACAAATTAGCAACACCAACGGAACTTTCACAGTTAATGGGGGCGTAACCGGTAACCTTTATCAACTTAATCCTTTGAATGGAACTCTGTTCTCATGGCTGCCTTCAATAGCGGCCAATTTTGATCAGTACTCCTTCGACAAGGTGTCCATACAGTATGTGCCCATGTGTAGCACTACTGAGGTGGGACGGGTTGGTATTTACTGGGATAAGGACTCAACTGATTTGGAACCGCAGGACAGGGTAGAGTTGGCTAATTTTGCTGTATTGAAAGAAACTCCTCCTTGGGGTGAGACGGTCTTAACTATACCCGTGGATCGTGTGAAACGGTTCTGCGACGACAGTTCTACTCAAGACCATAAGCTGATCGATCATGGGCAAGTCGGATTCGCCGTTTACGGTGGAGCTACATCAAATGCCTGTGGGGATCTGTTCATTACCTACAGTGTGACACTATATGCGCCTCAACCAACAGCCAATTTGATAGAAACACTGCAGATTAATTCTGCAGACACACTCGTTGAGAGGGTAGGTCCTAGTTATGCGGTCATCTCCAAGACTGCCACGACAACGACTTTTAACTTTCGAGCGACTGGCATCTTTCAGACGAACATCATATACCAGTCCACCGGGGTTACCACCATCAGTTCATCTGGTGGTGGGTCCTTTGTGGAGCAGAATACAACGGATAATTTGGGTGTAGCCACAGCCAGCACGGCAATAGTTCGTGTTACATCATTACCAGCAACGATCTCATACATTAATGCAACGCAAGGTGCTGCAACAGCGCAAGTTGTGCGTGCAAGTCTCAGGAACACACCATCAATTGTCGTGTAGATGTGTGAGGGGCCTCTTGAACAAGACCAGTTCATGGATA